TTGTACTCAGAACCAGTCATCTGTAGTTGAGGACTGAGAAGAGTAACAACTCCAACAGCTTCTTTGTTGAAGATCAAGCCCTTACATTTGCTCAAGTTTTGAGCGTAATCAGCGTTGTGATCGCCAGCGACAAGACTGTAGCTAGCTTGAGTAACGTGATTAGAACTATATAAAGGTATGCCTGCAACTCTTAAAGTTCTACCATCTGCAATCGTTCCAGCACCACCAAAGTCGGTGTTTATTGCTCTACTTGATTGTGAGATTAAGTAATAATCTTCTGGAGTAAATACGGCATACATATCATCAATGCTTACGTCCTTCTCTTCGAAGGCAACTCTTGCATCAAAGATTGCATTAACCAGAGCATCACCTTTTGCCTGACGAGTAGCACCTGATGCTGTGTAGTCAGTACCAAGAGTAATACCGTTACCAGTTTTACCTGTGTTATGAGATTGAGCTAAAGGCTCAGAAGAGACACTGGCAGCAGCGAAGATCATTCTCGCTACACGTTTGTCATACTCCTTAGCTAATGCACGACCAAGTTCCTTTGTATAGACCTGCCTAACGTCAAAATAAGACATTAGTTCGTCTACTTCTAGGACGGCGACATCACTTATCATCAACGCATCTAACGAAATTATTTTTTCGTTTAGATCGGATGGATCGTTACCCGTTCCATCGATTGTGGTGCCAGGTTGGTGGTACCGCGCCAGTAATTTACCTGTAACTGGGAACGCTACGGATTTTCCGCCTCGGATGTTTCTTTCCCTAGTCTTACCTTTGAATACGGTAGCCGTTTCAAAAGCATCTAAAACCTCGGCAGCGCCGAGTTTGAGCATCAAAGCTCTATCCGTATCTAGTCCAGACGCACCCGCACCCCAAGTGGCGGCGGAGCCTCTAATCTGACCAGTACGGCTAAGTACAACAGCCATGAGATTGGTTAGTTAAATTGAAAAAATACTTTTTAGATCGCTCATGCCATTGCTCTCACAGGTTATCCGCCTAAACGGGCCTGGCGCTTTGGATGCTATCTGTCTATAAAAATATCAAAAAACATCAGATTTTGCCATTATTCTTGCAACTTTTTGCTGATAAGCCTCATCAACATCGTATAACCTTTGCCCTCTATCGTTCTTTTTATTCATTGCATCCAATACTTGCTGCTTACTTGTGTACCTTTCTACGCTTGGTTCAGTTCCACCCCCGTATAGTTTTGGCTCTACAACAGCATTAGGATTACCCATCATTCCCTGCATTGCTCTTAACGCCCATATCGCCGCATCTTTATTGCTATCAGCAATTTTGTTGTACTCATCAAGCATCCCTTTATCTAAATTCTTACCTGCCCACTCAGTTACATCCTGGAACGCCTGATCGCCTCCAATTGCATTTCTGACATCTACACCATCTTGATCTGTTAAGACTGGTGTGTCGCCTTGTGATGCCTGTGCAGACTTGATGTAGTTATCTACAACATCTTTTGATACGTTAAAAACTTCAGCAAGAGATTCATAAGATTCACTTACATCTTCTCCAGCATCGGCTCGCTGCATAATAGAAGCCATGTCCACTCCTTTTTCAGCAAGAGCGGCTACATTCTCTTTTCCATAAAACTCACCAGCATCTTCTGCTGTATAAGAAACTTTTTGAGTAGCTTCTGCTGGCTCTTCAGAAGAAGGAGTTCCAGGAGCTTCAGCCTCTTGAGACTGCCCCTTCATTCTTTCTAACTCTTGATAAGCCTTAATAACATCTTCTCTTGAAGCGTTCTGAAACTTCTCAGGTATCGAAGAGTCTCCTTGCTGTATTTGTTCAACAAGTTTCTCTTGACCAGGGGCAATCATGCCCTCTTGTTGTTCTGGTACTGAAAGTTGTGGTGTTTCGGTCATGGTTGTTCAGGAGGTTGTTCTTGAGCCATTTGCATGTCCTGTTGTGTTTGGGCAGCATTGGCTAGTTTTTGGGGATCTGCCATTCCGCCCTGCATCGCCTGAGCTATTAATGCTTGTTGCTGCTGTTGCTGCATTTCTTGCGTTAACTCTTGCTCTGACTTAACAAGACCGACAATATCGATACCCATTGAGTACGCCAAACGCTTAATCATCTCTGATGGCTTGACGTATTGAGCCAGGGCTTCTGGCCCCATTGTCTGTCCAAGTGTTTGGACAAACCTCACTAACTGCTCAAGATCATTTCCTCTTCCTATGGCGGCCAAACCAACAGTCATAACAACCTTCACATAGTTCTCATCCATCTTTGGAACTTTGCCTTCTCTTTCTAAAATATTTAGTTTCCTGGAGACATAAGGATATTGAAATTCGCTCGTCAAAATAGAGTAAATAGAGCCCAAAGAATTTTCTATTTCCAACGCTTGTAACCTTATTTCTTCCGCCGTAACTCTCTCTGCATCTCTAGGATTAGATAACATAAATGCCTGAGAAAGTCTTGCTTCTATTTGTTGTTTAGCCTGCATCGCTACTGACATGTCCTGGCTTTTTTGAACTTGTAAAGCCAGTACATCATTAGGATCTCCCGTCACAAAACTTCCATTAGGAGCCTTGGCAAGATCTGCTGCCTTCGTAACCCCTGAAGGTTTAGTTAGGAATAAAATTTTCGAGGAAGCTAAAGCCGATTCCGCTACTGCTTGCTGCAATGCTTCCACAGTTTGCAGATCAGCTAGAGCAGCAGACTCGACATAAGAAACGCCATAACTTGCTCCATCGATTTTCGTCATCCTCAATGGGATCCAAGGAGAGACATCCACAGGAGAACGGCCCTCGGTACCAGGGATAAGCCTGTTCTTTGCTTCTTGATGCCAGCTAACTTTTCCTCCTTCCCATTTGATATGTGTATAGATACGGCACCGTTTTTCACGATTTGCTTTTCCAGGTAGCTGCTCTTGGCTTTCAATTCCCTTAAGTTCATCATCTTCCTCCGATAGCATTTGTTTTACGACATCAGGCAATACCTCGTAAGCCATTTCTTCAGCAACAATTGCTTGAAGTGGATTGCCCATTGGATCTCTCTGGACAACAAACTTATTGAGATGAAAGACCCTTAGTCCATCTGAGGAGACATAAAGCAAAGCATTGCCGCTAACGAGTAGATGCAATAGCGCTTCATGGAAAACTGTTCGATCATTACTTGCTTCTATCTCTCTTAATACCATCCTTTCAATCTTGCTTAACGCTTCTTCTGTCTCTGATCGTTGCTCTGGTGTAACTCCTTCTTTTGCTAGCTGACCTTCATCAAGTGAAAACCTAAAAAACTGTTGAGTTGGAGGCAGCAAGGCCAACAACATGCGTGACGCCAAATTCAAAACACCTCTGGCACCTATTCCATTCCAAGGGACTGGATAATCCTCTTTTGAATCACTCGAAAGATCATCAGAATCCTTAATTAGATAAGGAATTGTTAGACGAGAACAACTCCTAGCCCGATCAAGGTAATAATTCCTTTCAAGCGACAAAGATTCATATATTTTTGCGGCATAAAACTCAGTTTGTTTTGATGCTTTCTTGGATTTGGAATAAGCCATTTAATTAAACAGAGATGTTTGTTCCTGCTCCTCTTCCAGAAGCACCTTGAGAAGCAATTTTCAAAGAAGCTTGTGTTGTTTTTGCAGATTTAGTTCTACTTTTCTTTGTATTGACTGCTGCTGTTGGCGCTGACTTACGTTGCTGAGAAAGAATCTTTAAAGAACCAGTCACAGCGGTACCTCTCGCTTTAATGCCTGCTAACTTCTCTGCTTGTTCAGCTCTTAAGCCTGTTGCTGTTTCATTCTGTTCAGATAAAATCCTAGCTTGATCTGCTTCCATTTGCGTTAACTGCGCCATCTGTTGAGCGGCAGTTGCATCTCTAGCTACTTGTAATGCTTCTAATTCCCTTCTTCTTGTTTCTGCTAAACGATCAGCCTCTTGTTGCGCCTTTTTAGCTGCATTTTCAGCGGCAGTTCGCCCCGAAACATCACTAATTGTGTTGCCAACTTTCTTTGCTACATACCTAACAGGAGCCGTAACAGTTTTAACAGGATTACTACCACACATTACGCGTAACCTCCACTAGAAATATTGAGGCCAGCACCAGCGGCGGCAGGAGCGGCAGACCTAGCAATCTTCAAGGTCTTGGCTCCAGTCTTTTTCTTTGGGCTTGCAGCAGTTGTTTGAGCGTTT